CAGTTTTAGCATTGACCATATCAACACACTCAGCATCAGTTTTATCTTGATACTCAGGTTTTTTTAGTTCTTCAATTAACGGCGTTAAGTCCATTTTTGCATCCTACAACGCAAAGATTCCAGAAGCGTTCCAAGTAATAGTAATGTTACCGCCGTTTGGCGTAACAGGTAATCCGCTTGCCACAACATCAATATACGCAATTAACGGCGATGTAGCGGCAGAGCCTGTATCCTTGTAGATAATTAAAGCCTCTACACTGTTACCAGTAACAGAAGTGTAAGTTACATCAGCAGCATCAAACACGTTATCTGTTAGCGTTTTAGATGCGAGCGTTGCCGCAGTGCCCACTAATGCCGACGAGGCGGATGACCAATACTCATGTGTTTGCGAAAAGGTGTAAGCACCTGTATCGATAAGAGCCACCTTGATAGTATCATCAAGCATATCGATACTATCGCCCTGTGAGCTTCCTAGAGTACCAGGAGCCATCCACTTATACTTTGCCTTGTTGTATATTGCATTTGCCATACTATTCCATCTCCATACCTAAAACATTTCCTTGTTCGTCCGTTATAAGTTTTCCAACTCGCTTATCCGGCTCCTCAGTTACTTCTATTCCTACTGGGTTACCTTGCTCATCAGAAATAATAGTGCTTATCTTTTTACGGCGTTTCTTTTCTGGTTGTACTGTTTGAGTTTCAACTTGCGCTGGCTTAGTGGCTAACTGATCCATGCTGATACGGATACGCTCAAGCTGCTGTTCGCTAGCCAGTCTGCGCTCTTCCATAAGTTTTTCTGATTCAGATAGTCGAATACGCATCTGCTCCAGTTCCAACTTTTGAATCTCAAGGATGTGCTGCATCTGCGAGCTTTCTTGCTTAATAAGAGCTTTATCTGCTTCGGACTGTGCGGAAGATTGCACTTTAAGCATATCAACTTGAACAGCTTGCGCCTTAACCTGCACTTCCTGTTGAGCGATAGCCAGCTTTTGCTGCTCCATATACTCTTTAAACTGCTGGTCTTGTACTTCTAATTGAGCATCAAGCTGGTCACGCTGCATCTTTAACTGCTGATTTTGAATCTCGATTTGATTCTTAACAGCACGGTCTTGAGCTTCCATTTGAGCTTGCTGAAGCCTTGTCTGAGACTCGATTTGTGCAATCTGCATTCTGGCTTGCATCTCTTGCATGACTGGATCCGGCGGCGGAGGTTGCTTAGCTGCTTCTTCCTTCGCTTTAGCAATTTCCTCAATCTGCTTAAAAGCCTTAGTAAATATGCCATCGAGTTCCTTGCCTCCCTTAAAACGTTTAATCATGTTTTGAAACAGGGCTAGGCTAAACTGCGCTAGGGGTGGGTATTGCTCTACTAATCCACGCATTTGGTCAAAAAACGCACCTGCTGTTTGCATCAGCATTGTACCTTCTTGCTGCTGCTGTTGCTGGTCGATAGCAACCATGGAATCAGAAGCAATTTGTATCCTGTAATTGCGCCTTTTGTTGTCACGCAAAATACTAATAATCTCTACTTTTTGCTCCTCTATTAGCGCTATCGGGTCTGGCTGCGGCGGCATCATCGGCGGCGGAGCCATCTCAGGTGGCATACCTTCTGGCGCTGGTGGAGGTGGCGGCGGCTGCGGAATAAAGATAGTAGGCTCAATAAGAGCATCAGCATCCGCAATTTCTAGTATGCGCTGCTCGTCAAACTGTTCCGCAATAATTGCGCCAAGGTGTGATATGGCATCTGAAATAAACTTACAAAACATGTTTTGACGAACAATCAGGCCAAGGGATGACCATTGATTTTCTAATCTGTTAGCCGTCGCTGACTTGTATTGTTCAGATGTACCACGCAGTAAGTCGGATACTTTTAGCGTTTCATATAGCTGTTGCAGTGCGTTTTGGCGATTACCTTGTAACTCTTTTAGTACGTTAACAAAGTTATCAACAGGCAAAAACTCTAGCGAGCCAGCAAGTCCACCTCTATTGCGTTGTGATTGCCAGTTAGTTACGCCAATACCTTTTAGGTCGTCTTGAAACAACTGCTCTACGGTATCGCCGACTGAAGCATCGTAAATAAAGTTAGGTCTGATAGCCTGAGTTAGCGCATGGATACGAGTAGTTAGGCGCTCAATTTCAAGGATTTGGTCTCTAACGTGTGTGTAATCAGATACAGGAATAATGCTGTTAGGGTCTTGGGTTTGTCTAATTACAGTACAAGGATAAAACTTCTCAAACTTAATTGAGGGTTCTTGCTCGTCAATAATAGGATTATCGTTATCAGTTTGTAGCCAGTAAACTCGGTTGGTCTTTTCGCACCAGATTTCCCAAATTTCTGCCTTGCCTTCTAGCTTAGTGCTTTCACGGTCTCGACTGTATTCTTTCTTTAATGTTTCAGGAACACTGTTATAGTTTAGTGTGTTTGCCTTTTCTTCACCAAATAAAGCCTCTGCTTCTGACCTGTCCAGGTAGGCACGTTTTGCCTGCCATTCGATTTCTGATTCGTTTCTAGCGTCTGAGCATCTGTAGTCTGAGTATTGTACGACATCGAGAATAGCTCGTTCATTAACTTTTTGCTCAACTTCAACAGACGCAATAAGTATGCCAGGACTTGATTCTTTAAGGTCTTCAACATCTCCGTCATAAGGTTTCCCGTCTCCTGTAAACAATGCGCCACTAGGATCACGAATAACTGCAATTTCTTGATATACTTTTTCAAACTTAGGCTCATACCTAGCCCATAGTACGGCTTGGCCTGCTAGCAAAAACTGTAATGCTGCATTGTATCCAACTTTGTCAAAATCAAAGTTACAGTCCATTGAATACTGTGTATTGCGCTCAAGCACTACACTGCCTAACTCGTAAGAAGTACCGCCGGAACGCTTTCTTAAATCTACCTCTGCTTTTGGTGTAGAGCTATAATAAGCAGGTAACAGGGTATTAGTGCAGTACCACCACACGTTTAGACGGCGTGGAGCGTCTTTAAGGGTCTCAATCTCTTTTTGGCCGTTAAATACCTTAATTGATTCGTCAGCAGCTCTGATAAACTTTTCAAACCGTTTATCTGACTCAATAATCTGTTTTTTCCACCAATCAGGCGAATACTTTTTAACGAGTGGCCTGGGTGTTTTAACTTTCATATTTGCGGCCTTTTGTTTTTAGCTCTCATCTTAGAAATATAGCTCTGTAGTTTTATCATGCCTTTTTGCACTGTTTGTTCTGGCTCATCCCACTTAGAGTCTATAAGTCTAGCTTTACACAAATATCGTAAGGCATCGGCACCGTGATCGTTACCTGTGGTGTCCATGTCCTCTGGTTTTCGTTTGTCTATAGTCATCGATGGTAAGGTTTCTAGCAAATATGGGCAAGTAGCAAATATGTATAGCAAAGGTGGACTAGCAATTAGTCGTTGCCTGATTTGCGACCAGCCCGAAACTCGCTCGTTATCAGCCTCTCTAAAGTAGGGGTGTTTATACTTATCAAATACTCGGTGTAATTGGTCAGCTATGGTAGGCCCGCCTTGGTTTTTAAATATGGATGGGTCAGCGGCGCAGATTGGATTTTCGCCTATTGATAGTGCTGCGATTCGTTCAGCTTGATTGACGTTATCCACTCCTTTGCCCCAGATTTCTCTATAGATGATAATTGAGCCTTTAGGATACGGTACTTCAGCACCTCCGTCAGTACGTCCACTACTAACGGCACCCCAGACAGCAGCAAAAGGACTGTGATACCCCCAATCATACCCCATATATTTAGGCCAGTGTTTGGGAATGTTGAAAGGGCTAATAATATGTTTAGAGCTAAACTCAGGAAAGTAACTGCCTTCATGGATTTCAAAATCTCCTTCTAGCCATGCCCGCACCAGCTCAGGACTACCAACCATGTGCAGGCGATTTATATAATCAGGGTCTTTAGCTAACAGTATTTGATTGTCATGCACTCGGCTAGGAATGTAAATGTAATCAAAGCTTGCCCCGTTAGGTAGCTCTTTTTTAAGCACCTGCATACCTTTAGGAGCGGGCTTAATAAACAGTTCTTTTAACCAACTATGCCCTACACCACCAGGGTTAAAAGTTAAAATGATTTGACCGCCTCCCTTGCCTCGTAGCGCTCCAAATAGCTTCCAGATAGGGGATGGGTCGGCATAGTTACCTGCCTCTTCTATAGCGCAATCTGATAGGTTTTGGCCTTGGTACTTTTCAGCATCGGTATCGTTGCCTAAAGGTCTAAAACGTAGGCGACCACCCGATGGGAAGGTAAACTGTTTTTTCTGGTCTTGCCAATGCGCTTTAAGGGGGATGTATATTTGTTTGGCACGTTCAATAAGGTCATCAGCTTGAGGCAGCTCTTTACGGAAAAAGATAGCGTTAAAGTCAGCGCCCATTTGCTCTTGTTTAATAGCAAACTTGCCCAATACACCATCCGTCTTACCTCCGCCACGAGCGCCGCCATA